AAACAGAAGCAGAATTAAAAGAAGCTGAAGCTGTAAGACGATTAGTAGAAGCTCGTTTGCAGTTAATAGATAAAGGTCAACAAGCAATTACTGTGAATAATGCTGGCGTACAGTCTATTAATGCATTATCTAGTGCTATGAATCAGTTAAAAGGTGGAACAAAAGATGCATCAGAAATGTTTGCAATCTTCTTACGTTTAGCTGGTTCACTAGTTGCATTAACTCCTGGTGGAGCAACAGGCGGTGCAATTTTAAATCTTTTCGCTGGTTTAGCTCATACTGGTGGTTTAATTACTAACAGAGGAATACAACGCTTCGCCAATGGTGGCATGGTGCAAGGTCAGGACAATGTACCTATACTTGCGCAGGCAGGTGAATTTGTTATGCGTAGAGATGCAGTGCAAAACATTGGTGTAGATAATCTAGCATCGATGAACCGTACTGGCAGCGCAGGTGGTGTGACAATTAACGTGAGTGGCAATATGATTGCTAATGATGAATTTGTACGTGATACGTTGATACCCGAAATTCAAAAAGTTTCTAACCAAGGCTTGGCATAATGGCAATTACAAATGCTCCTAGCGTTTCAAATATAAATGAAAATTGGTTAGTTCAATTTACTGCTGACAATCAACAATGTTTAGACTTTGATGGTAGTGATGATAACATTACATTTGGTGATATTTTAGGTTCTGAGGTTGATTTTACTATAGAATTTTGGTGTAAAGCAGACTCAATAAATAGTGGTGTAGTAATTCAATTATCATCTGGTTCTGGAGAATCAGAAGCTGACAATGTTTCATTTAATGTTAATTTACAAAGTGGTGGTGAGTTTCGTTTGTTTTATGAATATGGCAGTGGATCAAATGAAACGAATACTACAAGTAGTTTTGATTTGTCAGCAGACACTTGGACGCACGTTGCAGTTGTTCGTGATGATGCAAGTGGTAACGCATTGTTTTATAAGAATGGAGCATTAGTTGAAACAGAGTCTGCAAGCAATGATCCAACTGGTGGCACAAGTACAGATGCAAAAATGACAATAGGCAATAGTTTTGCAAACAGCAATGGATTCAATGGTGAGTTAGCTCATGTGAGAGTGTGGAATACGGCACGTAGTGCATCTGAAATTGCTTATTACTATAATAGATTAGTAGACAGCGATGATTCTAATCTAGTTGGGTATTGGAAATTAAACGAAGGATCAGGAACAACAGTTTCTGATTTTAGTTCTAATTCAAATTCTGGAACAATAACTGGTGCAAGTTGGTCTAATAATGGATTTGATCAGTTTATACACGCATTTGGTTTGTCTTTTAAAGATACGGTTATGGAAGATAACATGTATCATGGCACAATTTTAAATCGCAATATAAGCATACGTGATAGTATCGATATAACTAAAGGCACTGCATCAACATCTAATATAAAAATAAATAGTGCAAATTTTGATTTAGATGGCACTGATTTCTATAAGTTGCTATTTAATGGAACTAATAATTATCACAATAAAGAGGTGCGTGTTCATGCGCAATTAAATGAAGCATCTACTTTAAATAGCTGTCAAAGAGTGTTTACTGGTCGATTAGTTGATATTAGTATTAGTCAAAATGAAGTAATTTTGTTTTCTATTAACTCACATCGCCCTTGGGATGGTATTAATTTTCCACAAACACAAACAGCAAATGGTATCTATCAGCCAGTTGTATATGGAGATTATACCGAGCATGGTGATAAAAGTTTAGTTCGAGATCATGCCAATGCAGTTCATCCTGTTCCTTTTAAAAGAAAAGGCATTACAACTGACCATCTAATAGTCACATCTAAGTCGCATAGTGATATGCGTCCTCATTATTATGATTCGGCAGCAGATGCATTCCTTGGTATTAAGGCTGATAATTATACTGCACAAACAAAAGATTTAGATTCTGATTTTGATGCAAATACAAATATTGGTTTAGTAAAGCGTGAAATGCGTAGGAGATTTAGAATAAATGGAACATCAATTAGTTCTGATGGTAGCACAACATATTCTACACCTCAAAATTTGCTTTTAGACACATATTCTTCTAGCGGTATTTCTCATGCATATGGCCCTGCAACTAGTTCAGAAGCAAAAAACTTTTATGTTAATTTTAGTGCAGAATTAGGAAAAGTAAATGATATAGATTTAGATATAAAAGGATCTGTAACTACTCCAGGCGGACAAGGCAACACTAATCTTACTTTGCGAGTAAATTACAGTGGAGCGGCAGGTGATTATTTTTCTGGAACTGTTGCTGCGGGATTTAGTGCAGTGTCTCTTACTAATGGAAGTCTCGTAAATAACACTAGTGTAAGTTCCTCATCATATGCAACCATTGGATTAGGAAGCGTTACAAACAATAATTTAAATACAGTTAATTTAAGTAGCACTATTTCAAGTGGCTCTGGATCAAATGTGCAATTAGACCTTATAGTAAGTGATTTAGTATTGTATCTTGACGTACAACAATCATATGATGAAGATAAAGCAAATACTAACAATAGTATTAGTGCATCTCAAAATTTAGAATATCTTTATTTAGGCGCAGATGGTTTAACAGCTTCTTGGGATTCTGGAGCGATAAGCCATGGACACGATGCGCACAGAGATTTATTAATGAGATTTGCAGGTCTTGATTCAACAGAGCCTACAGGTTATTCTGATTTAAACACAGATCGAACAGTAGATAACTGGAAAGTACGTACTTGGTTTTTAGAACCTCAATCTCTTAAAGCTGTGTTAGATAAATTAGCCTACGAATCTGGGTTTGTTGCAAAGTTTTCGCCTAGCAATGAGTTAAAGTATATTTATATTAAAAAAAGTAGTGAGCTATCCGCATCGATAAACATGACTAGTGATGATATTGATAAAGTGCAGGTTAACACAACATCATTAAGTGATTTACAAACTAAAATAAATATTAGCAATCACTTGCATCCTGCTGTGTCAAATCGTTATTACAATACAGTAACTAGCACAAATACAACTAGCAGAGCAAAATATAATTTAGGAGCAAAAGAAGGTATTTCTTCAATTAATTTAGACATGAATGTTGGTACAATACCAACTACACCAAACGCTGACTGCAATGCAGATTTTTACTCATATTACAATAATATTGTAGGTGATATAAAAATTATTGTTTCCTGTGATGTAGTTAATCCTGCAAAGGCATATGCATTAGAAACTGGAGACATTGTAACATTCACGAATATGCCAGTTGAGATGTTTGGCGCAGATTTCGCAACAGACAAATATTTTATGATTGTTGAGACAAAACGATCACTAGGCAAAGTAAATATAACCGCACGTGAGGTAGGCTAATGGCAAATCAAAATATACGTACACCAAGATTTTATACAGACTTAATTAACTATCACAGAGCGCGTAGTAGTGCAATTGGTAGCATTACTGCTACAAATGCAACTAATGGTTTTGTTGGTTTACCCGCTACAAATACAGTTGGTGATTTATTAGACCTACGTCCACTTAATCAAGTTACGTTTGACACCAGTGCAGATACTGATGGTCACATATTATTTAATGTAGCATTTAGCACAGCTAGTTACAAACAAACGTATATTGCAATTTTAAATCATAATTTAAGCTCATGCAGTGGAAGATTTAAAATATTTGCAGGTAATGTTAGTTCAGATATTTCAGCGTTAGATGGAGCTAATGCTGAAACAGTAGATATAAACTGGAGTTCTGTAAATGAAGTAAATGTAGTAAATGTAACAAATATGTCTTCAACCGATTCTGATAAAACTTTAACAGTCACACCAGATGGTGATGGAACTACACTCTTAACCTTTGATGAACAAGATTTACGATATTGGGCAATACAATTTGAAGGTGATACTACATGGAATGGCAGTACCGACTTCAAATTAGGTGGCATAATGATTGGTGAGCATTTTGATATGCCACAATCACCAGATTTATCTTTAAAGCGTAGTATACAATATGATAAGGTTAATATTAACGAATCAATTGGCGGTCAGCGTTATGGCACATCCACTAGCTTTGGCAGAACAGCATCAAGTACATCAAAAAGTCCTTTTGCATTAGGTACAAACTCTCAGAAAGTGTATGGTGGGCGTATTACGTATGACCTAAATTTTAGTTTTCTTTCTGCTAGTGATTTACTTCCTTCGGAAACCACTGAATACATTTTTACAGACGATAGTGTAGTTTCTGATGTATGGAACTTAACTGATGGACCACATCGACCTTTTATATTTAGTATAGATAATGCAAGCGCAGGTTCAAATGCAGAATCTGAACATATGTTTGCACGATTTGCGCAGAATAGTT